GATAGTTGCTTTCAAAGGGGATCGTCGGGTCAGGTTTCTTGGTGATGAAGTCCCTCGGCGGCTGCTTCTGAAGCAGTTTATCGCCCTTGTAGGTCTCGTTTTTCAAAATGTAAAGGATGGCATTACGGCTGAGGGGATTACCGCTCCTCGACTTCACACCGAGGTCAGTAAGTGTCCGGATAATCTCGTCAATGCTCACGTCCCGAAGGAACAGTGTGTAGATGAGCCGGATAATATCCGCGTCCTTATTCGGTACCAGCTTTTTGTTTACCGTGTCATATCCGAGGATGCGGTTGTTGCCAAGGTTGAACTCGCCGCGCTTGAACCGCTCCTGATACCCCCAGCGGATGTTTTCGGAAATGCTGCGGCTCTCGTTTTCCGCAATGGCTGCCATGAGGGAGAAGATGAACGAACTGGTCGGATCGTCGGTCCGCAGGTTTTCCTTCTCAAATTCCACGGCAACATTCCGTGTTCTCAGCAGATCGGCGTACTTCTTGCATTCCGCTACGTTACGGGAAAAGCGGGAGACGCTCTTGCAGAGGATCCGGTCGATATTCCCACCCATCGCCGCATCGATCATTCTCATGAATTCCGGCCGCTTCTCGGCGCTGAGACCGGAAAGGCTGTCTGCGTATACGCCTACGAGTTGCCAATCGGAGCGGAGGCTGATAAGCTCGGTGTAGGCCGCCTGCTGTTCTTCCAGGCTGTCTTCCTGCTCCTCCTTTTTTGTGCTGACGCGGCAGTAAACCGCGACCCGCACCTTCTTGTTCTCCCGCTTCGCAGGAATTCTGCTTATCTTCATGATGCCCTCCTTAAACCGTCGCAAGGCCCATCAGGAACCGGTACTTGTTTTTCTTCTCGCCGCTTCTCACGCGATCCAGAAAATCGTTGTAGAAAACAGAATAGCGGGATGGGCAGTAGCGTTTCTCGGAGAAATCCATCTCCACAACGCTTGTCTCCCCGTCCCGCCATCGGATGGTGATCTGGTTTTCGCCTAACTGGATTACTTCCACGCTGTCGTCCAGCCAGTAGAAATCCACGGTTTCTTTTGCCTCGCCGTACTTTTCCTGATATGCTTTTATCAGCGCCTCATCCAGCACATTCTGGATGATCAGGTAGTCTCCGCATCCGCCTTCGCTGTAACAGCCCCAGCCACCGTTCTGGATCTTCGAGCCGTCATAGTAGAAATTGTTCAGGCTCCCATGCACCAGGGGCTTTCCGCAGTGCGGACAACGGAGCGTGTCGCCATAAGGGTAGGTGCTGTTCCCGTTCTGTACCTGACGCATCGATCTGATCTTCTGTGCCTGATCGAAAATGTGCCGGTCAACAATGGCCGCATGTGCGTTCTCAACATGGAACATCGGAATCTCACCCTTGTTGCGGATCTGCCTGTGGTCAAGGTGGTTTTCAATGTAGGTCTTCTGTAGAACCACATCACCGGCGTACTTCTCGTTTGTGATCATCCGATCGAGCTGCAGCCGCTTCCAGTGCTTCCCTGCAGGAGGCTTGATGCCTCTTACGGTCATGTCTTTTACAATGTCCATCGGGGCTTCTCCGTGAACGTAGCGGGAGAAGATTTCCCGAACAACCGCCGCCTCATCCTCCTGGATCAGGAAGAGCTCATCGTCATCGTGGTAGAAGCCATAGAGCGGAACCTTGACCTCATGCCCTGCTTCAAACCGCTTCCGGATGCCCCACTTCACGTTTTCCGATATGCTCCGACTCTCTTCCTGGGCGAAGGAAGCCATGATGGTCAGGACCATTTCCGACAGGGAGTCCGCCGTATCGATCCCTTCCTTCTCGAAGAAAAGCTGAACACCGTAGCTTTGCAGTTCCCTGACAGTCTGGAGGGTATCCACAGTGTTTCTGGCGAATCGGCTAATGCTCTTCGTGATAACGTAATCGATCGTCCCAGTCTTGCAGTCCTCAATCATCTGCTGGAACTGTACTCTGCCTCTTACCGAAGTTCCGCTCAGGCCTTCGTCCGCATAAATCTGTACCAGGTCCCAGTCTCCACGCTGCGCAGCTCTGAACCGGAAAGCCTCCATCTGATTTTCCAGGCTTTCGAGCTGGGCATCCTTATCCGTGCTCACACGGCAGTATGCAGCGACCCGCTTTCTGCTTGCTGCCTTCGGTTGCTCAATTTTCGTTACTGTTTTCATGCGCTCCTCCTGCTTATCGCTCCGCTGGTAATCCGCTCCTGCACCCGGTCGAAAAGCTCAGGGCTCACAATCGGCTCATGGTGTTCTTCAATGTAAATTCTGTCACGGTAGCCGTTGTTTACGACCTGCTTTCCGGGAACAAGGCAGACCGTTTTATGCGAATAGTAATCACCCTTGTAGACCACATTTGTCAACAGGTACTTCAGCCTGCTCTGGCTCCAGGTGATGCCGCCCATATCATCCAGCGTCCTTCGGATTTCTGCGTAGTTTTTTCCTTCATCCATCATCTCGAAGGCTTTTCTGACCAGCGGGGCTTCTTCCTCGTTGATGACCCATTGGTGATTCCCGCCGTTTTTGTAACCGAAGGAAATCCTGCCGAAGGGTCTGCCTTCAAGCGCGTACTGCTCGTGAGCCAAAAGTGCATGCTGGCTGATGCTGTGGCTTTCCTCTTCCGCAATCGCCGCAAGGATGTTCAGAACGAGCGTGCTCTTCTCATCCTGCGTATTCAGGTTTTGCTCCTCGAAAATGATGTTCACACCGAGGCTTCTAAGTTCTCTGATCATCTCTACGCACTCCGCCATGTTTCGGGCAAAGCGGGAAATGGACTTTGTGAGGATCAGTTTGATCTTTCCCGCCCTGCAATCATCCATGAGCTTCTGCAGCCCAGGGCGACCGGAAATATTCAGTCCGCTCTTGCCCTTGTCGCCGTAGATGCCTACAAGCTCCATGGTGGAGTTGGCGTTGATCAGGTCGGTAAAGTATGTGACCTGCAGCTCGTAGGAGCCTTCCTGTACTTCCTTATCCGTACTAACGCGGCAGTATGCCGCTGTTTTGATCTTCTTCATTCTGGTGCTCCTTTCCGAGTGCCTACGCACCCGTTTTCCTCTCTTGAGGTAGTGTATTAATCACTCTTTTGCCCGTACATTTCAACTTGTTTTTCGATATTTCTACCTATAATAAGCGGGTCTTTTTGAACGAAAATTCGGCCGATTATGAGTGCAGAATTCGTTCAATGTACCCCGGATTATTCGATGTAAAAAGGCGAGAGGGAGCGGTTATGCTCCCCCTCAAAAGGTCAAAGTTTCTTGGTATACGCGAGGCTGATCCAGCCGTTTCGCTGATCTGCATAAGCCTTCAGCAAGCCCCAGCCGTCCTGCTCATCAACAATGGTGTAGACGCCCACGGGGATATAGCCGTAGGAGGCGTAGGAAGTGGACGGGCCCTTCCTGTAATTGAGGTCGGTGATGGAGACCTTCACCAGGTAAGGTGTGAAGGTGGTCTGAACAGCCGGATATACCTGATTGCCATTATCGTCAAAGGCGGCATAACCGGGATTGGCGTCAACGCAGTTCTTCGCGTTCTGGAACACCGTGAATGCTCCAATCTGACTGGACTTCTCCGCCCAGCTCTTACGGACGCGATAATACTTCGTCGGCGCAGGCTCATCCGGTGTTACCGGCACGGTCGTTCCGGGTTTCCAATCGCCTTTGACCTTCTTGCCAATAGTCACGTTAGTGGCGGTATGATGGCCGTCATTCAGGAGAATGTCGCCGGGCAGCAGATAATCACCGCTGGTCAGATATTTGGTATCCGTAAGCAGCTGAAAACCAGCCTTTGTCAGCGCTGAACGCATATTCCCGGTATAGGTGCCGGTATGATTCTGGAGGGCTTTGATGCCGAGCAGATACCCTGCCGCCGTTACATTGGCGCAAACGCCTGCCGAGCAGTCGGCCTCACAGTTCACAGTGATCTTGGACGGCTCCCATCCCACTGATTTCAGCTGTGTCAGATACGTTCTGTTCTGGCTCTGGTCGTATCCGATGTGATCATTCAGCGCAGCATCGATAGCAAGCTGGGCAAGTTTCAGTGCGACCTTCTGGTCCGGATACCGGAGCACACAGGTCCAGGGACGGCTGTACCAATCCCGCATACGCCACTCTTTTCCGGTCTGGTCACCTGCCTGACCGCCTGAGTAAGCGCCGTTCTCATCGGAACCACTGTTGGAAATATAGTGTGTCCCGGTCGAGTTGATATACTTCGCATGAGTAGCGGACAACTGCTCTGTCTCCGACTGATCCTTTGCAGGCGATGCTGTTCCATACTTACTCAGGAATTCCTCACCATAACCGGCGCGTTTTACCTGAACTGCCTCACTCTGATCCGCAGGACGCTCGAACTTCAGCAGTACAGCATCGGTGGCTTCCCGAACTGTTGTCGCTGTAGTCAGCACCTTCCAGATAGGCGTATAATCTTCCTTCATCATTTTCAGGAAGTGATCGACCTGCATATCCCGGTCACCGATGGATTTGCCGCTTGCCTTGGCAAAGTTCAGCAGGCTTTCCTTGATCGACCAGTACGTTGCCTGGTAAAGCCCATATCCGGCAGAATCATGGACAAAACTTGTGTATGAGCCATTGTCCACAGCAGAGGTATATTGCTCATCGGTCATTCCCAGAGACTTTTCATAACTGTTCTGGAGATTGTTCGCCCGAAGGCTGCTCTCTGCCATGAAATTGCCCATGACACCGGCGACACCATACGGATTCTGGATCGCAGCATACAGCCGGTCCCAGATTGCCTTGGCGTTGTCCTCTGTCTGTACGGGCACGCTCGGAGTCGTCGGCGCTGCGCTATCCGCTGCCAGGATCGACGCCACATCATTGCGAACGTTATCCATGGTTTTGCCAAATCTGCGGCTCCAATGCTGCACATCGCCGTGATTGCTTCCAAGCCCCAGACTATGACTGCCGGTATGATCAATGATGGTCGGAACCTGCAGACCGTTATAGCTGATCGTTCCTTTCGGGTCGATGCCGAACATCTTACACAGGTATGCCGTCATCTCACATGCTTCCTGATAACATGCATTGAAATAGCTGGCATCCGTCAGAGCATCTTCACAGATCTCGAACTGGATATGGGTATCATTACAGGAGCCTTTACTCCCGCTGCCACAGCCCCACGGCCGAAAGTCCCAGGGCATCGTCTGCACCGCCGCCACTGTGCCATCCGCCAGCTTTCCGATCCAAAAATTCAGCCCGGCTTCCCGGTTGATATGATTCCAGTCGTTGGCGTAGGCGTTTTTGCCGAGCTTCGCCAGCCACTCCGCTCTGTCGGCAGCATTATCATCCGGCTGCACGTAGCGTTTCAGATTGGGATTGTTTGCACCAGTGCTATGCCACAGCACACCTTTGGGCGTAAACTTGCGCGTTCCCTTATAACACGTGCTCTTGGTCATCATACACACCAGAGGCTTATTCTTCTCGTTATACTTCATGGATTTCTCCTTTCTCCCGCCTTCAATCGGGGTTTAAGGTCAAAAAGAAAGGCACCGCCGCTTTGAACGATGCCTGTAACATCCCTCTATCTTCCCACGGACATTTATCCGGGTTTGACAACCGGGTTCTCATATTTTTCTTTAAAAAAGAAAAAAGCACCGCCGTTAAGCGATGCTCTTCTTTCCCTTACAGCCGGATCTTTTCGCCGGTGATAATGTC